AATAATGATGGAACAGTATCAATTACTGTAGGCGATAAGAAGAATGCAACAGCAAATTCTTATAAGAAATCAATTGGAACAAGTGATGTAGAATTTGATTGTCACATGGCAGTGGAAAATTTAAAAATTATGCCCGGATCATACACAGTATCAATCTCATCCAAGAAAGCATTCTTATTTAAGAACGATAGCAACTCGTTAGTTTATTTAATCGCAATGGAACCCGATTCTAAAGTTGGTTAAAATTGATGCTTAATATTATGGAGTTATTATGGATTATCGTGAAGAGCAATTTCTTTGGGTGGAAAGATTTCGCCCGAGGAAATTAGATGATTGTATTCTGCCTGCAGAACAAAAGGCTGTCTTTCAAGAGATGGTTTCTAAAGGTGAAATTCAAAATATGTTATTATGTGGATCCGCAGGCGTAGGTAAAACTACAATTGCAAGAGCATTATGCGAGGAGTTAGAAACTGATTATATCATTATTAACGGTTCAGAAGAATCTGGTATTGATGTATTACGAACAAAAATTAAACAGTTTGCGTCTACAGTTTCATTCTCGGGTAAGACTAAGGTAGTTATTTTAGACGAGGCAGACTATTTAAATCCAAATAGTACTCAGCCAGCATTGAGAGCATTCATTGAAGAATTCTCACAAAATTGCAGATTCATCTTTACTTGTAACTTTAAAAACAGAATCATTCCTCCACTTCATTCAAGATGTGCGGTGATTGAATTTAAAATTACTAAAGATGACAGACCAAAGATTGCGGCAAGATTCTTTAAGAGGGTTAATGAGATTCTCGCAGTAGAAAACGTAACTGCAGATCCAAAAGTCATAGCAAAAGTAATTGAGAAACACTTCCCCGACTATAGACGTATTCTAAATGAACTTCAGAGATATAGTGCATCTGGTACTATTGATGAAGGCATTCTTGTTAATATGGGCGAAGTCAATATGCAAGAACTTACATCTGCTCTTAAAGAGAAAGATTGGAAGAAGATGCGTACTTGGGTTGTTAATAATATCGACAATGACCCACAGACGTTGTTTAGAAAGTTCTATGATGTTCTTTGTGACAACGTAGTTCAAGTACCACAATTAGTATTGTTGTTAGCTGATTATCAGTACAAGTCTGCATTCTGTGCAGATCAAGAAATTAATCTTGTTGCTTGTTTAACTGAGATCATGGCATCAGTGGAGTTCAAATGAATGAGTTATTGCAACCTACCTTTGAATGGATAAAAAATGATTATACTAGCAATCGTTTTCGTTTCGTGGTTGAGTTGCTTGCTTGGGCTATCAGTGTTGGGTGCTCAATTACTATGGCGCTCACGGTTCCAACGCCTCCTCTTCTCGCTCTTTATCCTATTTGGATTAGTGGTTGTGCCATGTATGCTTGGGCTTCTTTTACTAGGAAGTCTTTCGGAATGCTCGCAAATTATATACTACTCACTACCATTGACTCTATCGGTTTAATTAGGATGTTGACATGAGTTTGGATTTTCTAGGTAAACCAAAAGACGAAGTAATAGTGGCGCCCTATAAAGCGCCCGCTATCTCGCCTTTTGATTTTATCAATGCTATACATTATAGCAAAGAAAAGCTAATTGTGGACGATTGGTCTGAGAAACAATATAACGCATTTATCATTAATAAAGGATTATCCTACGGAGCAGATACAGTAATTCCCGCAAATGAGATGAATTCCCGCCCGCATCTGGACAAAAAGATGCAGTTTTCGTTTTTAATAAATAATATAAGACCTCGGAAAAGATTCAATAAATGGATAAAAGCCGAGAAGATTGAGGCGATAGAAGTTATAAAAGAATACTATGGCTATAGCACTGAAAAAGCACGTCAAGTACTCCCACTCCTCAATGATGAACAGCTAGATTATTTAAAAACAAAACTAATAAAAGGTGGTAGGAATGGCTGAAGACATATTTCATATTGATTATCCGAATTACAATCCGTTAGAAGTCAATTTATCACAACCCGATGATTTTTTAAAAGTACGAGAAACACTTACTCGTATCGGGGTAGCATCAAGAAAAGACAAAGTATTGTATCAATCATGCCACATTTTGCACAAACAAGGTAGATATTTTATAGTACATTTTAAAGAGCTATTTGCTTTAGATGGAAAATCAGCCGATCTAACAGAAAACGATTTACAAAGAAGAAACACTATTGCCAAGTTGCTTGTAGATTGGGGACTAGTAACATTGATTAAACCTGATTTGTTTTTAGAATTAGCACCGCTTTCTCAGATTAAAGTAATTGCCCATAAAGATAAAAATGAATGGTCACTACAAACAAAGTATAATATTGGTAAAAAGAAACAAACTGTAGACTATCATCCTGTATAAATAATTAATATCCCAGGGATGGGAACGTAAAAGAACTCCTCTACCTTAGGACGTTTAAAACCGACACAACGATATGGTGTCCCTGTATTCGGTACGCAGGACAACGCTACGCCTTCGGGTTAGTATTTTTATTAATCTCGCTTAATAGGAGAAACAAAATGTTAGCTTACGCAAACACGGCTATTGATGGAATTCAAGACGCCAAAATAAGTTTTCTGGACAAACACGTCACAGATACGTCATTCAAAGAACCCATGGTGGACTTTGTAGAAGCTCAAAGAGAATTCACTAAGCAAGTAGCTAAAACTACTTACCAAGTGTTTGATACCTTTGTAGATACTTTTATGAGCATATTAACAAGGGGGAAGAAATGACACTACAATTCTTACCAAAAGATTTCGATAAATTCTTTATCGGATTTGACGATCAGTTTAATAGACTATCGAAGTTACATGATGATCTAACTAAATCTATTCCAAACTATCCTCCTTATAATATTAAAAAAACAGGTGATAATACTTATGTTATTGAACTGGCAGTTGCTGGTTTTGCTAAACAGGATATTGAAATTGAGTTAGCAGAAAACACAATGGTTGTTAAAGGCAATATAGATTCTTCAGATGAAGATCCATACTTGTTTAAAGGAATTGCTAATAGAGCATTCACAAGAACATTTGCTTTAGACGAACAAATTGAAATTCGTGATGCGGCTATGTTGAATGGTATGCTTAAGATTTTCTTAGAGCGTATTATTCCAGAACATAAGAAGCCAAAGAAAATTGAAGTTAAAGATGCAGGTGAAGCAGTAACACCCAAAAAAGCTACAAAACAATTACTAACAGAATCTTCAAAAGAGATCTAACAGTAACGGGCCGAGTATTCGGCCCTTCGTTCATAAGACAAAGGAAAACAAAAATGGAATCAACACTTGCAGATTTTTGGGCATGGGTCAAACAGGCATTTACACCAGCATATCAATCAGAAATAGAAGAATATTTAGCACAATCTACAGATCACTTTGATCTAGAAAACAAAATGAAATTATTAAGACAAAGGGGTTTAATATGAGACAGCTATTTAGGTTAATTCAGTCTATAAAAAATATGTTTATTGAAATAAAACTGTATAAATATAATAAAGATACACAGAAAATCCTGGACAAAACAGGTAAATAATTATTAGGAGTTATTATGACTATAAAATGTGTCAAGTTGCAAACAGGTGAAGAATTGATCGCAGAAACAGGTATGCTTGGGTCAAGTGTGAATATAATTCAACCATTTATATTACAGATGATGAAAGACCCAAATGATCCTAGCGGTGAAGTGCAATTGGCCTTATTTCCATATGTGCCCTATGTAAAAGAACATACTATTATGGTGGATGCATCTAAAATAATTTGGGTTGCAGAACTTCCAGATTCTATGATTGCTGATTATAAAAATGCCAAGAAAAAATTAGAGACAACTAGACAGTTGAGCCCTCATTCATCTCCAGTAAACATCACAACTACAATATGAAAAAACAATTAAACGGGCCAGTCTATTATATAGATCCCGTAACTGGTGAAAAAAAATGTGAGGCAAAAGCTTGCCGAAAAAAGTTCACTATTAATAAATTTTATGTGAAAGAAACTAACTATAAATGGGTCGGTGGGCCTGTTATACATATGTTTCATTATTCATTATGTAACGAATGTGGTATGCTTGGTGCTACAAGTAAGGATAAATCTTTAACAAGTGCAAGCTACAAACGTGGAACTGAAAATAAGGGCGTTGACCCTGAAACTATAGGAATGGAAGTTTATGAAAAAGATTCTCAGCTTTAAAAAGCGTACTTGCCAAGGCGGCAGGGCAAAAACCTCAAGTATGAATAAAACTAAAAGAAGTAGTTTTAAAAAATATCGAGGCCAAGGGCGATAAATAATTAACCGCGGGGTGGTAAAACGGTATTACAAAGGACTCATAATCCTTAGTTCCTGGTTCGACTCCGGGTCCCGCAACCACTTATACTGCTAGATACTTAGCTTCGGGTATCCTAGTATGTGTATTTCTACTTCCCAATAAGATAATGATCTTATTATTCATTAGTAGAACAATACAACCCCCACTTGCAGATATCCATCCTGTTTTACTAACAAGGATGTTTTCTTTTCCTACCAATGGATTTGTGTTATTGTAAATAATCTTTCTTTTATTAGAATTTATTTCCACTTTAGATTTTTGTGCTGCTTCAATTATCTCTGGATATTTTTTA